CACTTGATGACTGTAGACGAATACTAGAAGTGTATAAAGAAAATGAATAAACTAGTGCGAATAAAATTAACCGAGGAAGAAAAAGCATTGTTAAAAAAACTTAAGGATTCCATTACTCCCGAAATAAAAAAGGAATGGGAAGCAAATGAAATGAGATTACATATTGAAGACAGTTATGCTCCTCATCCCGAGGCTAGAGGATATACAGATATAAAATGAACAGCAGGGACTTATTAAAGGAAACAATCAAAGTCATAACAGGTCCAAGGGCAAAAGATTATGGTGACAAGTATATAAATCATGTTAACATATCAGAGTTATGGAGTAGTTATCTTGGTTATAAGATTTCACCCCATGACGTGGCAATATGCATGGCCCTCGTTAAAATAGCAAGGTTAAAAAACAGGAGGACAAAAGATTGCTATATCGATATCGCGGGCTATGCGGCCATCGCGGCAGAGATTGAAAGTAAGAAATCAAAAAAAGATGATAGCTTCCTGACAGAAGGAGAAAGAAGAGGACTGCAAACACTGAAGTATGTTAAAAAGGAGCAAAAGAAAAATGTTCAAACATAATCTAATCTATAAAGAAAAATATATATGGCCGGAAGAACGATTACTTTCCCCTTCGCGCATTCTTAATGCAACAAGCGATAAATCCTTTCTGGAGAAATGGAGAAAGAAAATTGGAGACGAGGAGGCGGATCGCATTGTCGCGCATTCGATTGCCGTTGGTAAAAGTATGCATAAGTATTTGGAAGGAAAAATAAAAAATGAAAAAGGAGATATATTATATAACTTCAATCCCAATAAAAAACTGGCAACAAAACTTGCCAAACTGATTATTACAAAAGGACTAAAAGATAAGTTGCAGGAAGTATGGGGCGTGGAAGCCTACGTGCATTTTGGAAATTACTACAGGGGCATCGCCGACCTGGTCGGCGTCTACGAAGATGAACCATGCATTATTGATTTCAAGCAAAAAAGAAAACCACAACTGGAAAGCTACGACTCTATTAAAAATTATTTTACGCAAGCCGCAGCTTACGGGATGGCGCATAACCGAATGTGCAAGACAAAAATTAGAAAAGGCGTTGTATTGATTGCAACGCATGACTACAAGTTTCAAAAGTTCGTTGTCGAGGGGAATGCATGGCGGAAGCATTGCCGAGACTTTTTTAGCCGCCTTAGAACTTGCATGAAGGAGGATCAATGATACAGATACCACTATTTCAAACGCCAAGCGAATGGCTCCCGCCGGAGCGCATTCCCGAACTGAGAGAGGCAAAAGAAATTGCAATTGACTTGGAAACAAACGATCCGGATTTAAAAACACACGGGCCTGGCTGGGCAACCGGTAATGGCTATATTGCCGGCGTGTCCATCGCTGTTGAGGGATGGAAGGGATACTTTCCTTTGCGCCACGAGGGCGGTGGAAATTTCGATGAAAAATTCTTCAAGAAAGCTCTTAAAAAAATTCTGGAACTCCCGTGCGACAAGGTATTTCACAACGCCATGTATGACGTTGGCTGGCTTCGCCAGTGGGGACTGAAAGTCAAGGGACGCATCATCGATACGATGATTGCCGCTCCTCTGATTGATGAAAATAGATTTAAGTACGCCTTGAATGATTTAGGAAAAGACTATCTCAAGGAAACAAAGTCCGAAGCACTGCTCTACGAGGCCGCCAAGGAATGGGGCGTGGACGCCAAAGCGGAAATGTGGAAGCTTCCGCCCATGTACGTCGGTCCCTACGCCGAACAGGACGCCGATCTGACACTGCGGCTGTGGCAATACTTTAAGCCAGAGCTTATTAAACAGGAACTTAGCAGCATCTTCGATCTGGAGACACGGCTTTTGCCTTGCCTTATTGACATGAAATGGGAAGGCGTCAATGTGGATCTGGAGAAAGCGGATTCGATTAAGAAGAATCTGATCATACGCGAGAAGAAAATTCTCAAGCAGATCAAGGAAGATACCGGAATCGATGTAGACATCTGGGCAGCGGTGAGCGTTGCCAAGGTATTTGACAAGCTTGATATCAAGTATGAACGTACCAAGAAATCCGGGCAACCGAAGTTTGATAAGAATTTTTTAATCACGCACAGAAATCCAGTAGCACGAATGATCGCAACAACACGGGAAATCAATAAGGCACGCACCACGTTCATTGACACAATTCTTACACATTCTGTTGACAGTAAAATTCATGCCGAGATTCACCAGATGCGAAGCGATGAAGGGGGCACGGTCACTGGCAGGTTCTCATACAGCAATCCCAATCTCCAGCAAGTCCCGTCGCGGAACAAGGAACTCGGACCATTGATCCGGTCCATTTTCGTTCCAAAGGAAGGATGCCAATGGGGAAGCTTTGACTATTCGCAACAGGAACCACGCGTCCTTGTGCACTTTGCCGCACTGACGGGCGGCGGACTGAGAGGAGCCGATGAAGTTATTGAATCCTACAAGACCGAGGATCCCGACTTCCACCAGGCGGTTGCCGACATGGCCGGCATTGACCGGCGCACTGCCAAGACGATTAATCTTGGAATGATGTACGGCATGGGAAAAGGAAAACTGGCGAGCCAGCTTGGACTCGATGAAAAAGAGACAGCCGACCTGTTTGCAAAATATCATAATAACGTTCCGTTCGTCAGACAGCTCATGGAACAAGCAACACGGCGCGCGGAGCATGTTGGTTATCTACGGACACTTCTTGGCCGCAAATGTCGATTTGACAAGTGGGAACCTAGAGCGTTCGGAATTCACAAGGCGCTTCCAAGGTGGGAAGCAGAAAAAGAATATGGACAATACTTAAAACGTGCTTGGACTTACAAAGCACTCAATCGATTGATACAAGGTTCCTCCGCCGACATGACGAAGAAGGCAATGGTGGACTTGTATGAGGAGGGAATACTCTCTCACATACAAGTTCATGATGAATTAAATTGTTCTATAGAAGATGAAAAACAAGCGAAAAAAATAAAAGAAATAATGGAGCAAACAGTGGAGCTTAAAGTTCCTTTAAAAGTGGATATGAAACTAGGACCATCATGGGGAGAAATAAATTGAATAATTATATATCTTTTCTAACAAATTATGCTAAACTATTGAGGCATTTTCCCAAAAATAAAGAGAATTACGATGATAAAAATATGGTTTTTAATGGCTTTAATGTCATATCCTAATTTACCTGCAATAACCTATAAAGGTTATGGTGGATTTTTAAGTTTAGACGAATGTGAAGAAAGACGTATTATTGCTGAAAATCTGATAGCGGATTATGAAATCAGAAGAGGAAATACCGTTTATATTGAAACTTATTGTATGGAATTTGAAGCATTTAAAACTCAATTGGAAAAAAAGAAAGAATTGAATAATACAGGAACGAATGCTTAAAGAGCTTTGCGCTACATTGCTGGTACTATGCAATCCCATTCTAAGTGGATTTGACTTTAATTATGCAAAAGATGACCGTGATCGATTCGTGCAAGGAATTGCTGAATGCACGATAAAATACAATACCGATATTAATCCTTTCGAAAGAGCCATTGTTGTTCTCAGCGTGGCCCAGGCGATCATTGAATCAAACTGGGGAGAATCGCGCTTTGCCAGGGAAGCAAATAATTTTTATGGTATTATCCAGACAGATAAAACAGAACCACACATTAAATCTCTTCGTAGTAAAACATTATTAAAAGTTTACGGTAATAAATGCGAGAGCGTTGGAGACTATATTGAACTGCTTAATAACAGTGAATATTTCCAGGAATACCGTGATATACGAGCAAAACAAGTTATCACGGAAGAAGTTAATATCTTCACGGTGATAGAATCTTTAGATTCTTACGCAATAGATCCAAAATATACTGGAAAATTGAAGGATGTCGTAAATTCTTTATTAGAGGATTATCCCCTGTTATTTAATCCTTGACTTTTATAGTTAATCCCATATATATGGGCACTGATGAAAAGGAGACAGAAGAATGACAGATATTTCTAAGTTTAAGTCAATCGCAATCAAGATTGATTCTTAT